CCAAGTCGAACCAGCTTGAGCAGATGCGCCAATGCAATCTCTGAAGCCCAGCTCAGAATGTTTAGCGGTTCATCTTCGACCTTATCGTAAAAGTAGCCACGGTCTTGGCACCATTGCGCTGCCTCCTGAAAGCTCGGCCTGTCAATTTGCGCCAGTTGCGTGCGAGGGAAGGCGCCTAGTTCGGGGTTCGTCATTACTTCGCGCAACCAGTCTGGCCATAAATGGCTTGATCCTTCTGTGTCGTTGTTTAATAGCCTAGGCATTTGATGGCCGTTACTGCAAAAGCCGCTAAAACCTGAAAGACTATTAAACTCAAGCGATGCTGAGATGTTCACGCCTACAGGCGCCAAAGACTCGTAAGATGGCGTCATGTCAAGATCGCCATAATAGTTGATCTGCGTGATCTGATGCTCTGGACTATTGCTTACGCTTGATTGGATATTTTCGTACGGGAATGCTTCATCGAACCTAGCGTAACCGCCAATCATGGATTCGTACTCAGGGTCGGCCCAGCCAAGGCCAATGTCAAACTTAGGCTCAAGCTGTGAGATTTTGCGGTTCTTGCTACTTGTTGGGTTTATGATGTAGCCAGTTGATATTACGGTGACGCCGGCAGCAGTGGATTCCACCTCTTCGCCGCTGTTGGTATCGAGCACCAGGATTTGGGTAATAGCGCTTTGGCGCACTTCCCAACTAGAAACCGGCACAGCTCTAATCGTCCATCGCCTGTTAGATGGAAGAACGATCCTTAAGTAGTTGTGGATCTCTTCACCGCTGATGCCGGCGACTGCAAAAACGTCAGGAAACTGCGTCCATGTTGCGCCACGGTCCAGGCTGTATTGCAAGTTGAAGCAGCTATAGCGACGTGTCTTTGTAGTGATAGAATCTCCGCCGCTATCGTAGCGAGAAACCGATATAACGCCATTCGCCGTTTTGCCGACTTGGTTTTGGCCTGCGCGACTGTTGATGGTTTGCACTTTTGGGCATGACCTGAAACCTGTTATACTATTTACGGTTATACCAACTCTTGACTTAATGATAATTTCGCAAACCCGAAACTCTCTCACTGCGCTAAATGATGCTATTGCCATGCGAAAGACTTGCGCAGCTTGAGAGCATAACCTGTAGCGGCCTTGAGTACCGCTTTGCAGGTTGGCAAGGTCGCTGCTTGGGTTGTACTCTGGTGGCAGAATCGTAGTGCCGGATTCATCTGGAAACAGAAACTTGGGACCAATGAATTGCACACTTCCGGCCTGTACTACCGTAAAGACATATTCCATGCTGTTGCCATCACCAACAGGCTCTTGCTCTGAGTCGCTAATAAAGATCGACTCGCTAGGGCTTTCCGATATTCTTTCTTCGAGTATTGCCCAGCAACTGCCTATCCTGTAAAGTTCATTGGGGATCAAGGCAGAATCTGCCGAGTTTTGCACGCCGGCAACAGCAGCCGCAACGCCGCCCATTTCCGCTTCGGATTCTGCATCATTATCTATGACCCGTGAATTGGTAGTATTAAATCGGATCTTTGTCTTAGCATCAGTAGTGCCGTTGATCGCGTAGAGCAGCGAATCGCCAACAGCAACGCTTTGCGTAACGATTTGGTAGTCGCCGGTAGCAGGAGTTGTCCACGTCGAAGAACCACTGGCCTTGCGCTTGCGCAACCCGCTTCGCATTGACCAATAGAATTTACCTTTCCATATCTCTACCAAGGCCGCTGCATCGTCATCAGTGCGTACCTTGTCGTCATCGTCAATCCTTGCTACGATGGTTGGCTGTATTGTTACTGGTTGCCTGTGCATCATTGCGTTAGGGCACCAACCGTACAGGCCAAACGATGTACTGGTTGATGGCGTTTCGCTCATGCAAAATGCTGTCTTGTATTGACCGCTTGTGGTTTCAAGCGCAAATACATCTTGGCCGCCACTATTTTGCGAGTTGCCAGGATCTCTGTTTGCGCTCCTGCCGGCAATGAGTTGAGCTGAGTTGATCCGCCCACCATTAGGCGCAAAGTATATGGAGTATCGCGCTCCCTGACTTAACGCTGTGCCGGTGTAAGCGTAAGCGCCAAGCGTGTTATTCCCAAACGCCCAGCCCCTTTGGTCCCAAGCATCTGCCGGCATTCCGGCAGTACCGCCAAGAAAAACGCCACGAAACATTACTGATCCGTTGTTGGCCAGCATCTGCGACCAAAGCAACGGCATTGCGACACGAACGCCGCCAAGGTTGTTCTCGCGCTTGGCGATTACTACAGGAACGAACTGCCCGATCCTGGCGGGTTCCTGCATCGAGTCGAACCCGAAGCGCGGCGAAGATCGCTGGTTGTTAGTTGTTGGAGTACCGCTTTTTCTGGTGGTAGTGATTCTCGACTGTTGCCGTGCTGGAAACAGCAGCGAAGACAGTAGCGATACGCCAACTGAAATCGCTAAATTAACAAGTACAGGAACCAATGGCCCGCATACTGGCCCTTCAGCGGCAGCAGGCCGTTCTACTGACTCCCTTAACGTAATCGCCTTCCATTCCCGGTACGCATCTTCAGATACGCCCAGAATTTGAGCAAGACGTTTTTCGTAAGGAAGTAGCTTAATCACAGCAAGCGATAGAGTTTAAGTGAACCGCAAGCACTGACGGCACCGGCAACTAAGCGGCCATAATGCCTGACGGTGATAAATGTGTTGGCATCGGGCAGCACGCCGACGCCGAAAGAGCCGTCTCCCCGGTCGAAGCGGATCAAGGCGCCGGCCTCAGGCTTCTCAATGGGTTCGGTCAGCTCGCCCCAGTCCTCGTCCAGCTCCCTCCAGCGCCCCCGCTCAGCCGCCCTGTACCAGCTCCCCATACGATCTGCCGGCCAGGACATTCCCAGCTCCTGACGTACCGCCTGGGCGGTCCTGAGGCAGCAGGCCCCCCGACCGTCCCGTGGGTCTGCGCCGAGTTGCCAGGGCAAGCCAGACCATTTGCGCCAAAATGTCAAAACAAAATCCCTCCGCTAGATGGCAGTGGCCCGACTTGGGCCGCCGTGAGTCTACGGGTTGGCGCGGTCCCTGTGACAAAATTAAGCGGATTGCCAAGTTTTAAGGTAACAACAGAAAATGCTTCTTCTTCTCCTGGCACGGCATCGACATAGCTAAAGGTATCGCAAGCGCAAATGGTTGAGCTTAGAAAGTTCAACTCGTTCCATGTCGGGTATCCGTTTACGCTAGATGGTGGCGTGCCAACAAGTAGCACGGTCGAAACCTTGGCAAGCAATAAATCCTCAGACGCTTGCCATAGTTTTGCGGTTGAGATAATGTTTGCTGGCGCAATTAACTCATAGTCTCCGCTTTCGTTGCCATCAGTTGACAGGTCGCCGGCAATACTGTAAGGACTAAAATTGTAAGTTAGTCCGTTAAACGTTCTATTCTCTCCAATAAAGAAAGGTTGATAGCGTAACGGCAGCGGCAACGGAGCGCCAGTAGCGTCAAGAAACTCGATGTAATGAGTTACGTCGATCATCAGATGTTGATTGAATCACGGAGAGCGCCATTGTTCTTCATGCCGTTAATGGTCTTGGCAAACGCTCGCCTTTCAACCATAGCATTACTCTTGCGTAGCTGATCTTCTGTAACGTAACGCTCTCCCCTTTCTTCCCTGACAGTATAGCTAATGTCAAGAGAGTTTGATTCGTTTCCGCTATTACGCAATGCTTCTGCTTTTTGCATGTCAGAGCGCGGAACCACTCGGCCAGTGACGCCAGGAAAGAAGAACTCTGGCTCTTTCTCGCCCGTAACATAAACCTCGCCAGGCCTGGTAATCCCGCCCTTGGCCATGAAGCCCCCGAAGGTAGGGCCAGACGCAAAGCTCGCGCCGATGTTGCCGAGGGAACCGGAAAGCGCCGCGCCAAGGCCGCCGCCCAGCCCCCCAGCTCCAGCGCCGCCAAGGCCGGAGAGTAGCCCCTGAGACGCTATGGCCTGGAATAGTCCGCCCATTTGACGCTGTAGCAGCGCGGTTAGCTGCTGTTGCGCAGTGTCAGCAAAGCTGCCAGAGATAGCCCTTAGCATGTCGCGCCCCACGTCTCCAATTTCCCTAGAGCCATCGGCAATGCTTACCAAGCCATTTGTTAATGCGCCGGAAATAGCGTCAGACGTAGCAACGATATTCTTCTCAAGGTTGCCCCAAACAAGTTGCTGATTTTCAAGCAGCTTGGTTTCGTTGGCCAGGCCAGTGGCCCGGTCGATATTGCCAGAGCGCTTCATCTCTTCCTCGAAAGCCCGTGCTGGCGCTCCGATCATCCCTGCACGCAGGCCGGCGCCAGTGAACCGGGCTTCGTTTCTGATTTCGTTAATACGCTTGCGGAACTCATTTTGCTTGCCAAGCTCTTCGGTTTGCGCTGTAAGCAAGGCTAGCTTAGCCTTTTCAGCTTCACTTGCAAGCTGATAAAGCTCAGAAGCCTTAAGCAATTCGACATTGCTCGCCTGTAGCTTGCCGCGTTCCAGTGCAGCAGCTTCCGCTTTACCGGTTGCTAGTGTTTCCTGTAACTGCAGGATGGCAGAGCGAGCCCGCTCTTGATTTTGCAGCTTATTGTTAAGGTCGAGATTTATGCGGCGCTGCTTTTCTTCATTCTTGGCAACGCCAACAGCAAGGTCAGCCCGCTTGTTGACCATTCCCGTAAGCGCGGGATCATCGCCATACTGTTTCTTAATTTTTGCCAGTGCATTGCTGCGGTCTAGCTCAAGCTGCGTGATTCGCGCCCTGCTCTCCGCTTCAATATCAGCAACTGAAGCAGCGTTATCGCTAAGGTCAAGAATCTTTTGCCTTGCTTCAATCTGCTGTTTAAGCGTGTCGCTTTGTTGCCTGAGTTGCGGTAGCTGGCTGGCTTGTAGTATTTGCTCAATCTGGCCAAGTTCGATACCCTTTTGTTTGAGCTTATTTTGCTCTTCTAGGATTTGTTGCGCTTCCCTGGTGCCGCCTTTGAGTTGTAAGTTTGCCGCTAAGTTGGCGGCATTGACCGGCGCGATAGAAGGGGTAGGGCCAATGGGGACTGGACTAAACTTGGGACCGGGGATGTTGCTGATCTGTGTTGCAGTCTGGCCTTGGATGTTACCTTTTAGCACTTTCTCAAGGTGCAATAACTTCATCTGGCCCATCGGGGTGTCAATGATCCCAACTATTCCGCCGCCGCCGCTTTGCGCTTCTGTCATTGACCCGACAAGTCGCGCTCCACCCACCAAGGAAACAGGCGTACCGGTAGGCGTGCCAAAATCGACGCCCCTATGGAAGCTGGAAGCGCCAGCAGTTGGAGCGCGTCGGGGACCGTAGCCGCTGGTAACGCCAAACGATGAAGGGACTTTGCCGGCAACACGAATAAAGCGATCTGCGTCGGCGGAGGTTATCGGCCTGCCATCTGCCCACCTCACGTCAAGGTGTGGCCCTGTGCCGACGCCAGTAGCGCCGGTAAGTGCGACCGTCCCGCTCGAAGGCGCCATCGCGCCAGTAATTGCCCGTGGAGCGCCAGGCGCAGCAGCAGTGCCCATGTCAGGCAGCGTCATTGCCTGGCGCATTAAGTCAGCGGCTTCCCTTGCGCGATCACGAACATGATCCGCAACCTTCATCTTGTAATCTTCTACTGAGCGCACATAGGAGAGCTTACGTTGCTCAATGTCTTCTATTTCGCGTGCATTTGTGCGCTTGTAATCCTCAACATCACGATTGAGCTTCGCCATCGCAAGCTCAAGCCTGTTTCTTGACTGTTCAATATCAGCTTCGCCTTCCTTTCTGGAGCGCACTACTTCGCGCACATTTGTTAGCAGCTGCTGTTCAAAGCCAACAGCCGCCGCAAATGTTTGGCGAGCATTTAAATCGCCACTTTCGATGCGGTTTTGCGCTCTGGCGCGATTATTCTCAATCTGCTTCTCTGCCGCTTGCTGGCGCAAGTCAAATATCTCACGTTCTTTTTTGTAACTGTAATCAGCAATGTCTTTGTTTAGTTTCGCGCCATCGCGTTGCAAGTCATACGCTTGCCGTTGCAGGCCGAACGCTTCGCGATAGGCCGACTGTATTTGATCTGCAATCTTGCGCGACTCCTGGATCTGCGCTGTTCCGGCAGCAAATTCGTCCTGAGGTTTTGCAGCCTGCCTGTTTCCCGCCGCTCCCGCCGCAACCGCTTTGCCGCGCCGCTGCAGCTTGTCGAACAAAGCAGTAGCGCCGCCAAGTGGGTTGGCCGCCGTTAATATGGCGCCGCCAATCCCCTGGCCCCTAAGAGCAGATCCAATCTGTTTGGCGCCTGGCAGGGTGTTAATGCCACGCGCTACGTTAATGGTGTCAGCCATTACGCCAGTGAAGCCAACTAGCGCGGGAAGTAACTCAGATTGCAGTGTGCCGGCAATCGAAGACCATTGCTCCTGCAATCGCCGCTGCTCTGACTCAAGTGCGTTAAGCTGGCGCACCGATCCAGGGCCAAGACGCTTTTCGACCTCCTGAAGTACCAGCGTCTGCGCGTCATAAGCACGCCCAACTGATTCGAGTTGCTGAACTTGAAACTTCAGACTATTGCTAACATGGAAGCCGCTTTTAGCAAGCGCTTCCATCGTGTCACCTGGAGTTTTAAGTGCGCTGGCGAAATCGGTAAGATTTTTTGCGGTTGTATCAATGGCCTGGCCTGCCGCTGTGCCGACAAGGCTCAGACCGAAGCCAAACGAGCCACCCAGGGCGCCGCCTAGGCCCCCGCCTAGGGCGCCGCCTGCCGACGCCCCAAAGCCTTGGCCAAACAGCGCTGGGAAGGCGCCACCAATCAGCGCATCACCGATTGCGCTGCGTGCATCGCCCTGGAAGAAGCCCTTTTGACCCTGCTGGCGTTTCTGCTCTGCCCTGAACTGTCCGATGCCAACCGGGTTGCCAGGGCCGGCAGGGAAAGCGTATTGATTGAACATGCCTGGCCGACCGCCTTGGCCGCCCATCGGGATTGCGCCGCCTCTTTGGGTCGAGCCGCTTGCGCGACTAGGAACACCGATCCCAAGGCTCCGCTGCCGCTTCTCTTCGCGCTCCACCGCTGCGCCAAAGCGCCCCAGTGAACCAGCCGCCCGCTTAGCTTCTTCCGCTAGCTGTTTCTGCTGTGCAGCCTGCAATTCGTCGAGCCTGCTTGGTTGTCTTTGCTGGGAACCTGCAACGCGATCCCTAAGCATTTCCTTGCTTGGAAGCGCTCTGGGCATGATTCCAGAATCAATCCCGCCGCCCATCGGGATTGCGCTAACACGCCGAATCGGCCCGCCAATGCGTTGCAGAGCAGGGACACCGATTCCCAGACTTGCCTGCCGCGCCTCTTCCTGCCTTAGCTTGTCGTTAAAGCGTTTCCTTGATGCGCGATTTATTTCTGCTTGCGCATTCTGCATATCTTGCAGCGCTACCTGCCAACTGCTGTTTACGTTTACGTTGCGACCACTGGCGCGTTGCCGCTGCCCTAACTCCGCCGCCGCCGCGTTCAGTTCTCGCGTATATCTGCCAATCGACACATTCATGCGCCGCGCTGCTTCACGCGAGCCCGCAATATCGCCAATAGTATTTCCGGTGTAAATTACGTTTGTCGCCTGAGAACGCAGTCCCCTAATCCTGTCGGGATCTGCCCCTTGCATTCGGGAGAGATCGGTGATTCTTTCCTGCCCGCGTCTTCCGGCTTCAAATGCAATAGATCGCCCAGCGCGGCCACGGTTTAGCTCGTTTTGCTGGCGCAATAGCCCCGCCATTTCGGTGGCGATTCGCTGCATCAGTTGCAGATTCTCTCTGCCGCCAGCAGTCGCCAAGTCCCAAGCGCCACGGACGTTACGGGCCTGTTGTTGCAATTCCTGACTCAATCCAGCGCCAGCGCCGCCTCGCGCAAATTCCCGTTGCCGGCCCTGGTATAGATTAGTAAGGTAATTGCCACGGCTTGCGTTACCGATGCCTGCCGAAGCGCTCGCTACTTGAGTAGCTGCGTCCAAGCCCCTACGTTGTATGCTTTCCTGGATGCGGGTTGTACGTTCCAACGCTCTCGCATACCTGCCCTGGATAGCGCTAACCCGGCGACGATTTCGCACCTCTTCTTCTAGCGCTTGACTTGCTTGTGTCAGGCCCCTATCGGATTCCCTTACGTCGCGCCGAGCAAGTCGGAGTTGGGCATTTGCCAGCCTCCGTGCTGTAGCGTTTGGCCCGCCAGCGACAAAGCGCCCAGTATCAAGATCGCGGCGCATGGCCACGTTCCCGACAGTGCGACCGGCGCTAGCAAGATCGCGTCCCGCTTGCGCTCTGCGCCTACCGGCTGCATTAACTTGACGCGCAGCTCTTTCAACATTGCGAGTGGCAGATTGCGCAATATCGCCTACAATAAGCTGTGCGTTTTCGAGATTGCCGTATAGCTGGTTAGCTCTTTCAAGCGCTGCGTTAAGTTGGCGAATCTCGCCAAGACCTTGTACGCCAACACTAATTAGCCCCCGATAATCAGCCACTTCCCGTCCCGGCGCCAGTGTCCCACCTTAGCGCCTCCTGGGTTGGCTGGCCTGTGGGACGGCTGGTATCTGATCGGCCAGGATCTCTTCGTATGCAGCGTGCATAATTATGTCATCCTGAGTTGCGTCGCGCTCAAGCTCAGAAAGCGTCTTTCCGAGCACCTTGCACAATGCAAGTCTAAACATCAGGGCCGAATCCTTTTTTATTGCTTCCTTGATCGCTTTTGGGATCTTCGCCCGCTAGCATACCTCCGTTATCGAGAATTGCAACCATCATATTGGTCAAGTCTGCCTTGGCATATTCCTGGCGCATTTCGCCTTTATCGACAACAGGGTCGAACATCTTTGTGCCATCTTCGTACTCAGCACGCTTAATGAGCACGCTCAAGCCATAGGCGTTGGTATTCCTGTCATTCCTAACTGCTTCCCTGATTGTTTCGTCCTCTGCATCGGTAAGGGGCCACCAATACATGTCAAACGATGCGCCAGTGCTTAGCGTGATCTCCACTTTGCGGCGCTGGCGAGTTGCCTTGAGCAGTTCTTTGACGTTTTTGGCCATGGGAAGGATGTTGCAACGAGGGAATCATAGCACCTGGTCAAGGCATGAAAAAGCGGGACCGAAGCCCCGCTGTGTGACAATCCAAAAACGATCAGAAGTCAGTCAAGCCAAAAAGGTTGGTGGGGGTGTCCGAGATTCGATAGTTAATCGAAATCTCAGTCGGGCTGTCATCTTGCGAAATGGCGCTACTGAACCCAAGTAAAACAATAGGGAAGATGCAAGGCAACGAAGCAGCGTCATCAACCATGTTCGGGTTGCCGGTGGTAGCAACAGCACTAAAGTATGCTTTTAGCTCGGCGCCGTTTTGGTCGTTGAACATCGTACCTTGAATAATACGATTGGTAAAAGCAAAACGATCCTCAATAAGGCGCACAGTCAAGGTGCCATTGCCATCTACGAAACCGGCCTGATACCTGCGGAATCGAGCAAGTTTAGGGCCGGTAGCGGAACCAGGCTTACAAGGGAGAGAGGTAATGTCAATCTCGCCCCTAGTAAGGGTAAGGTCAACAGATGGCACTTCGCACATGGCGTAAGCCGTAGCGAAGCTCATCTCGATGTGGTTGCCTTCGCCTGGAGTGTTTGCGCCACCAGCGCCACCGTTGCCGGTAAAAGCAAGCGCAGCGCCGCCAAGAGTGGCAGAGATAGTGCAAGACGTGGGAGTGGGACGGGTCTTGATGTAATAAACTGTTCCATCAGTGATGGCAGCATCAAGGTTAGCGGTTCCTTTTTCCGTGAAAGTTACAGGATCACCAACACGAAAATCAGAATTAGCAGGAATATGAAGAACCGAAGTGGTAGCAGGACTAACGGGAGCAGGGAAATCAGTTTTGTCAAGCAGGCAGGCCAGGGTGCCGGGGGGCTTCATGGCGATCATGCCATCTTGGCCGGTGAGAACGCTGACAGGGCCGCAGTTAGCGACGGGCATAGGAGGTCCGACCCGTGGCCGGTGATTGCTGTAGCCGCCAGTCTACTCCCTGTAGCGAGCCATGAAGGGCATAGAGAACCGGGTGAAGTGATGCGCCCGGTCCTGTAGCTGCGCCTGGGTCGGCCCTGTGAGCGTGCCGACGCGAGCGATGATGGATTGCCCTGGTGGCGGGATCGAGCCGTTCAGGGCCGATAGCGCGTCGATCACAGGGCCGGCAATGACCAGCCCCCGGCCAGGGCCGATGCTTTTGCGGGTGAAGATTTCGCACACCAGGGAGCCTCGAATGTGCCACGAAGCCTGAGCGCCAATAGCCTGCTCTTGCATCAGGCCAAAGTTGACACGAACAAGACAGTATTCATCATCATCTGCAAACTCAGTAGCAAGTTGATTTTCGACATAAACCCGCACCGGACTGGCGGCATCAATCACAATGCGCTCATAGATGCCACGAATCTGCTGAAAGGGGACTGTCATTTTTTGTTTACAGGAATAAGGAAGCCGGCTTTTGCGCCCTTTTTAATAGCAGCCTTAAATTCGCCGCCTCCCATATAGGTATCGTACCAGTCTTTCTCTGCTGTTGACATTGCTGGCCGCTTGCCTCGTTCCAGTATTTCTTCTGTTGACATTTCCTTAACATCGCCCCGATACTTGCCAACCCTTCTACCTATTGCAACTGGCGCTTTAATTGGATCTTCTTCTTGTCGTATAAACCTGCCAGGGATAAGATCCATTGCCTCTTGCGCGTAGGGGGAAGAGTTGCCGATAAACAGCTCAACCTTGCTTCCGCTTGCTGGCAGGGAAGATGTAAACTGGCCCTTTGCGTTACGGCCTTGGGTCTTAAGCAAGGGGATGTTAAAAAGATTGTACTTACCATCTTTGCCGCCTGGCCTTGCGCCTCTTTTGCCATCGGCAGTTTCAACATACCAGCTATCCCTGAAGTCACCGCCCCAAGCTGGGCCAATAGCAGCAAGATCGTTTACGACTTCCTTGGCGGCATTGCGCAATGCAGTAAATGCAGCGTCCCTAATCTCGTCAGACATTTTCTCAAGACCGAAGCCTTTGCCTTTCTTCGCTGGCTTGCGCCGTCTCGCCATTATTCCGCCCTCGCTGTAATCTTGCTTGCGTACATAGCAAAGGTTGTGGTTCCACTTTCTGAGCCTTGCACGATAAAGGCTTTCCCGTCAAGCGTAGTAATTAGCTTGCCGTCTAGCGTCGTCAGGTAGATTGGTCCGACGATAACGCCGTCAATACCACTACCGTAGCTTTCGACTTCTGTTACCTTCCACTTGCGCCCCAAGTATTCGAGTCTGTCATTGGAGCTGATAGGCCAGGGCACCGTATCATGGTCAACCCATACACTGACCTCATTGCCTTGCTCGACTCCGTTGCGTTCTGACTTTTTAGAGCGCGTTACAGCACCGGCAGCGTTAAACCTTGCTTCAGTAATTGCAACTGTGCCTA